ATATGTCAGACGCAGGTACTGCTACATTTAATCATGATGTTACTGTACAAGGCGATTTGTTTGTAAATGGCAACATTGATTTGGGCGACAATGTAAGTTTTGATACCTTAAAAATTAATTCGGTTATTTCAAACGATAGTTTAACAATAAAAGCTCGTACTGATGCCAGTGCTCCATCGCTCATTCTTCAAAGGTTTGATACAGATGTTGATAGTCTAGACACAGACAATATGGGAGTAATACAGTTTAGAGGTGTTAACGCAGCTGAAGAAACTGATCAAATACTTACAAATATAGTTAGTAATACTACTAATGCAACAAATGGTGGTGAAAGAAGTGAACTAGTTATTCAAACAGCACACAATAATGGTGCTGTTCAAAATAGGTTGACTATTTCAAATACAATAACATCGTATAGTAACTTTGAACCTAATGGTACACTAAACATAGGTGCAAGCAGCAACTATTGGGATAAGGCATACATTACAACTAACTACGGTACACATCAAGGTGATATTAAAGATTCAAGTGGTAATATTATTGTTGATGTTGGTACAGTACAGGCAGGTAGTGATGCAAATGCCACAGTTTTCTACGGTAAATTTAATGGTCCATTAACAGGTGGCGTTGACGAAGCTGTAATAGCAAATACACTAAGAACTTCGCAAATGAACACTGCTGGTCAAACTGACGGACTATTAGATAGTGACATTTTTGTTACGTTTACTACTGTTAACAATGCCTACGGTGATAGAAGTGGTGCAGACGGAAATGAAAAATTATTTACTGATGCAGCATTAACATACAATCCAACTAGCAATATATTAAAAGTAGGCACAGGTACTAGCATAGCAGACGGTGGGATTTCGACAACTAAGTTTACAGGAAATCTACAAGGTGACATAGTATCTGGAACAACAACGATCCTTGATCTAGACGGAACAGGTGGAACAACAGGATACTTGTATGGTCGAGTTTCAAGTATTGGTAACCATGACACTGATGATTTAAGTGAAGGTTCTAGCAACCTATATCACACAACTGCAAGAGCTAGAGCAGCATTTAGTAGCGGTACTGGTATTAGTATATCTAATGGTGAAATTTCTATTAACAGTGCAGATGTTACAGCAGAGACAGCTTCGAATTTAGCTGTCACAGATACAACAACCTCAGGTACTTTCTTCCCACTATTCTCAGATGGTACTGGTACTTCTAATGAGGTATTTGCTAACAGTGCAAGCTATACTTACAATCCAGGTACTACAACATTATCTGTTCCGTATCTAAGTGGTAATGCATCTACTGCTAACTACGCTGACTTGGCAGAGAAATATGTTGCTGATGAAGCATACGAACCAGGAACTGTACTAGTATTTGGTGGAGATGAAGAAGTTACAGCATGTACTGTTAAAGGTGACCGTAGAGTTGCAGGCGTTGTTTCAACTAACCCAGGATTCTTAATGAATAAAGGCTTAGAAGGAGATACTGCTGTAGAACTAGCACTAACAGGTCGTGTTCCTTGTAAGGTTATTGGTAAAGTACAAAAAGGTGATATGCTTGTAACAAGTGCTATACCAGGATATGCTATTGTTGATAACGATCCTAAACTAGGTACTGTTATTGGTAAAGCAGTTGGCACAAAAGACAGCGAAGACAGAGGCGTTGTTGAAGTTGTTGTTGGTAGACTATAAATACAGTATAGGAGATAGATAGCATGGCATTAAAAGTAATAAACCTTGGATCAGTAGCAAATGATGGTTCTGGTGATGATTTAAGAGAGGCTTTTGAAAAGGTTGTTTTTAACTTTTCAGAACTAGATGCAAGAACACCTGAAGCAACAACTGTTGTAAATCTAGGCGGCGGCGAAGGTTTATTCTCAAGCAAAAACGATGCCGAACTTCAATTTAAGTCACTAGTAGCAGGAAGCAATGTATCACTTAGCTCAACTTCAAACGAACTGACAGTTAACGTTGATGCTGGTGTTACACAATTTGTAGTTGCTGCTGACAGTGGTAGTCTTACAGTAGTAGAAAATACTACATTTACTATTCAAGGTGGCAACTTAATATCTACTACTAGAGATGGTAGCAATATTAGAATTGATTCTAGTGCATTAGGAAGACTAGAAGATGATCCAACACCAAAACTAGCAGCAGGATTAAATGCTGACGGACATAACCTAGGCAACGTTGGATTAATTAATGCTACAACTGTTACAGCAAACTTCAACGGTAACCTAACAGGATTAGTACACGGTATTGATGTAAGAGACTTAAACTATTTCCGAAATAGCAATAACAGTTGGAATTTTGGAAGTATTACACCTAATCCAGTAAACAACCTTTGGGATTTTTTATTTGCTACAGTTAATGTAGACTTTGGTTCTATTGCTGGCAATAACTTAAATGTAAGTCTTGATCTTGGTAGTATTAACATCTAATTTTTCGATAAATATGCTATATAAAGGATTTTTTCTATATGGCACTGTGGACATTACCAAATAATATCGTTCTTAGAGAAGTCTCAGAAGGACAAACAATAAGAACTGCTAAAACAGGCGAAACACTTGATAGCAAGTTTTTACCCATAGAGCTTGGCGCAGTTTCTGGCTCAACTTTAGAAGTTATAAGCGGTACACTTCCACCTGGCTTAAGAATCATAGACAACACCTTACAAGGAACTCCGTTAGAAGTTGCTAGAGAAACAGAATTTAAATTTGTTATCAGAGCATCTAAAGACGGAGAAATAGATGATAGAACATACAAGGTTGTTGTTGTAGGAGCTGATGCTCCTATATGGCAAACTACTGCTGGACCATTACCTGTTGGTAATAATGACACATATTATATACTAGACAGTGCGCCTATAGACTTTCAATTAATAGCAAACGATGACGATCTTGAAGCAGGACAAACACTAGAATATTTTATTGCTAGTGGCGATGGAGAATTACCTCCTGGTATCGAGTTAACTAGAGACGGTAGAATAGTCGGCGTTGTTGATCCTATTCTAGCATTAGATAAACTAGCAGCACAAGGATACTACGACGATAGCCCTTATGGTGCATTTCCTTTTGATTTTGGTACTCGAAGTGCTAACGGTTATGATAGTTTTTACTATGATGTAGAATTTTATGATAGAAGTATTGCTACAAAATCACCTAAAAAACTAAACAGAAATTATCAATTCCGTGTTAGTGTAAGTGATGGCGATACAATTGAAAAACGTTTGTTTAGAATTTTTGTAGTAGGTGACGATTTCCTACGTGCAGATAATACTATTATGCAATCAGGCAATACATTATTTGGTGCTGATGCAACATTTGTAAGAACTCCAATTTGGTTAACGCCAGCAGACTTAGGTTATCGTAGAGCAGATAATTATGTAACACTATTTTTAGATACAATTGATGCTTCTAGTACAGTTGGATTTATTACATATAATTTAGAAGAAACTAACGACGACGGTAGTGAAAGTGTTATTCCTCCAGGAATGAAATTAGATACAGGTACTGGAGAACTTGCCGGTATAGTACCTTATCAACCTAGTGTAACAAGAGAATATAAATTTACAGTTACAGCAACAAGATATGTTGGTCCGGCAACTAATACAGAAGATTTAAGTTTTGAAGTATATGAAACAACATATCCGCATTTAAGAATTCCTGGCACACAGATGAAACCTAATAAAAGGTATGAAATTGTTTCTGTATTTGGTTCAACAGATTATACTCTAGTAGGTGCTGCTGATAATAATCCAGGCACAGTTTTTACTGCAACTGGTCCTACTTCAGGTACAAACGAAAGTTTAGTAAAACAAGCAAGCGGCGCATATACATTAAAGATTAAGAAAAATGCAAATCTTACTAAATTAAAAGGTGTAACATTTAATCTAAAAGGTACACTATTTAAAATTTCCGATGTAAGCAATTCAAATTACTTATATGATGTAATTACATTTTCAAAGCCTTTAGATGCAAGACTCAATGTAGACGAAGTGTTTACAACAACTGTTACAATACCTGGGCAAGAGGATACTAATTCTGCTGCTAAAAGTAAAACATTTACTGTAAGATTATTAGGCGAAGTTGACTCTAGACTTTATTGGAACAGCGATAAGAATTTAGGAACTATAAACGCTAATCTAACAAGTACATTTAGAATTACAGCAACTACAAGTGTAACTGATGCAACTATTAGATATACAAAGATAGGCGGTAGACTGCCACCAGGACTAGGACTATCACTTGATGGAGAAATATTTGGTAAGGTTCAACAGTTTGGTGAAAACTATTATAGAAGTTTTTGGAAGGCTTCAAGGGTTTACAATCCAAACGACATTGTTAAGGTAGGAACTCAAAAATATAAATGTATAATTACACATACTAGCTCTAGCGATTTTATTGTTGATTCAGCAAAATGGGAATTATATAATGAATTTGCAGTTTCAGGATTAACTACTTTTGATAAAAATGATTTAACGTTTGACGGCAACACAACTAGTATTGACAAAACTTACACATTTACAGCAAGAGCAGAAGACCAGTTTGGCTTTAGTGCAATAACAAGATCATTTACTATTGTTATTAACGATCCTAATGATTTAATCTTTAGTAACGTAACTGTTAAAGCATTTTTACCACAGTACCAAAGATTCTTATACAGTAGTTTTATCAGTGATCCAATTATATTTGAACCTGCTAAAATTTATAGACCAAGTGATACAGAATTTGGTTTACAAACTGATCTTAAAATGTTAATATATGCTGGTATTGAAACTGAAGGTGTAGAAAAATTTGCGGCTGCTACTGGCAAAAATCATAAAAAGAAAAAATTTAAATTTGGTTCAGTAAAAAAGGCTGTTGCTTTTGAGCCAGGAACAAGGAATATTGTCTACGAAGTAGTATACGTAGATATTATAGATCCACTAGAAGCAACAAATGGTAACACTAGAGAAAGTATTAGAATAAAAAGTAATAACAAGAGATCAATAAACAGTATACAATACGAAACTCTTGATGATAGTTCAGGTTGGAATGATACTAATTCTAATAGATTTAGACCAGTTACAAATACACTAAAAATTGATAGTGATGCTATTAGTATTGACGAAGCTACTGAAACAACAAAATATATTAGCAACTTAACTAATATGAGAAAAAGAATAGCAGAAATAGGCGAAACAGATAATAATTTCTTACCGTTATGGATGAGAACTCCGCAGGAAAATAACATTGAAGCACTTGGTTACACTCCTGCTGTAGTATTAGCATACTGTAAACCTAACACCGCAGATTCTATACTGTTAAATATTAAAAACAGTACATTTGACTTTAAAGACATAAACTTTGAAGTTGATAGATATATAATTGATAGTACAAAAGGAAATAGTAACGAACAGTATATTGTGTTCGCAAATTATGAATTTAACATATAAATGCGATAAATACTGCACTAGGAGAAAATAATTATGCCGAACCCAAGCGAAACTTTTTATGATGATAAAATAATCAACGTATCTGATATAGATACAGAATTTCCTGTTCCAGGACAAGACAACGATAGTCAAGGATTTCGCGATAACTTTACAGTTATTGATGGAAACTTTGTAGCTGTAAAAGCTCGCCTTGAAGATTTAGAGACAAATACACTAAGACTTGATAATGACAACGTTTTTACACAATCGGCTAGTGAACGTATAGTCATTGAAGATGCACATCTTAAAACTCCTACACTAACTAAAAGTACATACGGACAACAAAACGGCACTGTAACACTTGATATGTCGGCTGGTGATTTTCAAACTATAACACTAACTGGTACTACTACATTGCAAATTTTGTCAACTTCTACTCCAGATTCAGGTGTATATCAAAAAATTATTTTAGAAGTTACTTCTTCAGGAGATAGTACACTTAATTGGGACTCTGGACAAACATTTAAATTTGATCAAGAAAGTAATAGTGTTTTTTGGAACGCTCCAAATAATGTTATCGCAAACGAAGAGATTCGTCTTTTTGAAATTTGGACACACCAGGGATCTACAACTTTCTATGTAAAATACTTAGGTAACTTTGCATAATGCACCCTTTGTTTGAAAATGCTCAATTACTTTCAGATGTTGAATTAGAAGAAAAAATTTATCTTTTAAACAAAAGATATTTTCAAACTTCTAACCTTCAAGTTAGAGATCAAATTTCTTACCTATTAGATGATTATAAACTAGAACTAGAAGCACGTCGAGCCCGCCAAAAACTTCAACAACAAGAACAAAATGGTGAAGAAGGACTTGACAATCTTATCAATGTATCGTAAAATACATTAATGCTTATGAAGACAGACTCATTAGGAATACCACGATTTTCTAATCGCGATCTTATCGACATGATTTATAGTGGTCATGCAGACAAGGTACACGTTGTACTTTGTGACGAATCTGATGACATTAATAAATTTAATGCCGCTATGGAAGAACAAGGCTTTGACAAACTACAAAAGTATATTCCATTAGATGTAGATCAAAAGTCTTTTGACGGTGTATGTCAAGGTGAATGGTTTATGCCTGATGAATACAAAGACATTAATGTATATGAATATGTGCTGGGCAAAGCAGAAACACCTTGTCCGCAACACATACAAGACCGTATATGGGAAGAATTAGATGCTTTTAAAGAACGTGATATGCACAACTTATTACGTTATATGATCTATCTTGTAGACTTTATGCGTGAGAATAACATTGTATGGGGTGTAGGACGTGGATCAAGTGTAGCAAGTTATGTGCTGTATTTGATAGGTGTACACAGGATAAATTCAATCCAATATGGCCTGGATTGGCATGAGTTTCTTAGATAAATACGTATATAATTCACAGGAGAATTAAAATGGCACTAAAAGGTAATGCAAGAAAAACTTATAAAACAATGCGCGGCAAATTGGTTGATATGGACCTATTGCAACAGCGTAATGAATTAACACCTGCTGTAGGTAATGCTCGTGTTAATGCTCGCGGGGATGAGTTAGGCCCTGGCGGTAAAATTATTCGTAAAAAGGAAGATGTCCTTAGAGAATATTACGAAACAACTAACAAGGTTCCAGATGAACCAATGCCTAAAAGACAGGAAGTAGCAGAAGAAGAGCCTGTAGTAGAAACAAAAGCAAAAACAAAAACTAGAGCACAACAAAAAGCAGAACAACCTATTGCAGAAGCAACTGCTAAAGAAGCAGAAGAATTTGGCGACGATGTTGAATGGGTTGAAGACGAAAACGGAAACTTTGTACCTAAAGGTGAGTAATGAGTCCCACCTTTATAGAGGAGTATCAGTTATCTGACGATACTATTTGTACTGCATTACTTACTCTTTTCGCAGAAGGCCACAAACGAGGATTAACAAACGACGGTGTAGTTGGAGCAAACGACACTGTCGATCCGACTACCAAAAAAAGTATAGACTTACCTTTACACGAAGCATTTAAGGTTGGTCCTGCTAGCCTGTTTAAATGGCCAGAATACCACAACGAACTTGCTGCTTTTGTAGAAGATTATTGTCAAAAATATCATTTATACAAATACGTAGGTAAATTTTATATGAAGCATTTACCTCAAATACAATGGTATGCTCCAGGAGACGGATTTTATAAATGGCACGTAGACGGCGGACAAGATGCACACGAAAGAGCATTTGTTTACATGACATATCTTAATGATGTGCCAGATGGAGGTACCGAGTTTATGTTCCAAGACATAACTACAACAGCAACCAAAGGAAAAACACTTATTTGGCCTGCAGGACTTACACATATACACCGTGGACAAATTAGTAAAGAACACCACAAGTATATAATAACAGGTTGGATTTATTACGATAACGAAAAAGATTAAGGATAAAACATGGCTATAAACATTAACAAAATTAAAGGTACGCCTCGAGCAATAGGAAATCGTGTTTTAGTTTCAGACATGTATTTTGGTGAACAAACTACTGCTAGTGGGTTAATTATTTCAAGTGACAACGGCAAAGAACGCGGCATTTATCCTCGTTGGGCTAAGGTATATTCTAAAGGTCCAGAAAATAAAGATCCATACGAAGTAGGTGATTGGATACTTATAGAACATGGTCGCTGGACACGAGGAATGAATATCGAAACTAATGACGGTGATTTAGAGATCCGTATGGTAGAAACTGAAAGTATTCTAGCATGGAGTGATGAAAAACCAGATGAAGTTTATATTGGACACACTACAGAAAACGGTGGTAGTGTAAATATCAACCCAGAAGATTTTATGAGGACATAATGACAAACCCATTTAAAGACATTAACACGTTTCACGTAGCGTGTGACCAATTAATGAGTAAAGAAAACTATGATATGTATCTAGGACTCATTAAAGAAGAATTTGAAGAACTACAAGAAGCAGTAGAAGCAAATGATCGTGTAGAACAACTAGATGCTCTTATTGACATTCTTGTTGTTACGTTAGGTGCTGTTAGAGCAGGTGGCTTTGACGGCGAAAGTGCTTGGGAAGAAGTTATGCGTACAAACTTTGCCAAAATTGATCCTGAAACAGGCAAGGTGCGTAAACGTGAAGACGGTAAGGTATTGAAACCAGAAGGTTGGCAACCACCTAATTTGAAACAGTTTATCTAAATTTTGAACAAATAATACTTGACTCCTAGCGTTTTATCAGTTATAATACTAATAAAATGTTAGGAGTTTTCTTATGATGTTACCAACACCTCCGCAAAGTAGCGGAATTGGCACAACAGGTGCAGCAGGCATTGCACTAATGATTTTACATGTTACAGGATATTTAACAGGTTGGGCATGGCCTCTGCTGTATGTTATGCTTATTATTTCTGGAATTGGACAAGAGAATCGTAAAAAGTAATGGCTACACATGGAATGATTGACTTAGAAACACTGGGTGTAGAACCTGATAGTGTTGTTATGACCCTAGGTGCTATTAAGTTTGATCCATTTTCAGATGCAGAACCACATACTCCATTATACTTGCGTGGCGATGTAGAAGAACAAAGCGAGCAGTACAATCGTTCAATTGACGACAATACTCTTGCTTGGTGGGCTACTCAGCCGCAAGCTATTCAAGACGAAGCATTTGGTGATCATAGCGATCGTGTCACAGTACAAGAAATGTTGCGTCAATTAAACAAATGGTGTGTAGGATTAGACTACATTTGGTGTCAAGGTCCTACATTTGACTTTGTTATTTTACAAAGTTTATACAAGGCAGCAGAAAAACCTGCACCGTGGAACTATTGGCAGATTAGAGACAGCCGTACACTGTTTGCTATGATGCCTCAGGATCCGCGTAAAGCAATACAAGAAGAACTACATAATGCATTAGCTGATTGCTATTATCAGGCGAAGTGTGTTCAACAATCATATAAACACTTTGGAGTAAAAGCAAGATGATAGATCGACAATCAAAAGAATCAGAAGTAACAGAACAAATGTTGCAAGAATTTTTTGACAGAGGAGGTACAATTAC